CTCAGATGCTGACGCTGCTGCTGCTGCCGCTGCCGACGGACGCCTTCCTCAAGAGTTTATAAACCAGGTAGAAGAGCGAGCAGCTAGGCAGGCTCGTCACCGTGCCCGACAAAGTTTGTTGGGACAACAACACACACGCACACAAGAACAAATAGAAAGTATGGCTCTTGCGTTAAGTGAATTGACGAGACTGGTCGAGTCTGAACATAGTCAAACACATAGCGCTCTAGCTGAAGTTGCCCAAACATTAGCATCTATAGATAAGAGTACACAAGATGCTGAACAACAAAGAGATAATCTTAAGGAACAAGCAGATAAACACTATAAGAATATTATGAATGGTATAAATGATATAAAAACTGGAATTAAAGATGATGCACATTGTATAGAAGACACATCTAAAAATGGATTAATATTGGGGTTAGTTATGGGAAATCTTTTTAGATATTATTATCAAGATTCTCCTAGTGATAATACAGGTATGAGTCTTTATAGAGGTGCAACTTCAACAAATATGAGTTTGTATAATCAACCCCAGATAAATGGTAATATGAAAAAAGCCGCGGTTAATATTGTTAGTGCCAGTGTTTTAGGTGGAATGATGGGTTATTTTTATAAGTGTATTTTATTACTACTAAAAATCTTAAGAAAAATATTATCATTCATTCTTAATACCTATATTAGCATAAATTTATTTCTATATTATTTAGGTAGTTTATGGGGTGAGACATGGAATATGGTATTTTTATCAAGTACAGTAAAAGGAGTCCTTTTAATAGTACAGATATGTATTAATTTTTGGTTATGGATTTTTTTATTTAAAATGTTCGGATTTGATAATATTATCACTACAATTTCAACAAAAATAATAAAACCAATTATAAATTTTATATATTATTATATTAAAGACATTCCAAGTGAAATTAAATCTAGTATAGGTTCCTTTATTAAACCAATATCTGATATGCTTGATGCCTTCGTTCCAGATGGAGCGTGCGAAGGTGCTCCAGAAGTAGGAGACGGAAGATTTATGTTTTGTTGTATAAATGTCATAACAAGTTTTATAGCGTCTATGGTAAATTCTATATGTTGTGCTGGAGGTAATAGGTATCTTAATCCTCTTCTTTGGTGTTGTAAACCATCTGAAGAAATGCCTGCACCTCCACCAGCACCTCCAGGAGATAGTTGGTGGAGCTATAGTTCTAGTAATGGTGCTGGTAATCAACCACCAAAATCAGGGTGGTTTGGTGGCAGTTATAAAAAATCTAAATCTAATATGAATGATGATGATTTTGATAAATATGTTACAATAATATTGAGTTCAAAATTAATAATTAAAAATAAAAAAGATATTGAGAACATTCAAAATAATATTATAAAATTTTTAGATTTATTGGTTAAATTTTTGGGATTTTTAAATTTTATAGCAAATGTATTAGTTAAAGCTATAAAAATGCGTGAAAAACAACTTAAATTATTAAAATCTCCAAATGCTACTCTTTCTAGAAAAAAACGCATCACATATGGGAGAATTCCAATAAAGGCCAAAACTGGTTCAAAAAAGACACTGAAGGGTCCAATAAAGAGGCGAAGGGGTTCAAGAAAAGCACGAAAGGGTTCAAGAAAGGCACGAAAGGGTTCAAGAAAACCAAGAATGACATCAATAAAGAGTTAAATAATATATGGATAAATAAACACAAATAAATAATTAAAATAAAGTTTGGAAAAAATAAAAAAAAAATAAATAAATATATTATGAATTTTTCAAAAAATATATCAAACGCAATAAAAATTCTTCATCCAACTATTTATCCTAAATATGCTTCAGGATCATGGTTATATACAACCGATAATAAAAAATATTTAGATATTACTTCAGGTATAGGTGCTTTATCAACAGGTCATAATCATCCATACATTATTAAAAATGTTAAATCACAACTAGATAAATACGTTCATATGCCTCAACAATTATTTAATATACATGAAGCATCTAATGAATTAACTGGAAAATTATTGGATATTATGCCATATGATTTCTTAAATTCTTTTTTTTATGTTAATTCTGGTTCTGAAGCAACAGATAATGCTATAAAAATAGCAAGATCTTATACTAAAAAACAAAATATAATAACTATGAATAAAGGGTTTCATGGTAGAACTTATGGTGCTTTATCAGTTACAAGTTCCAATTTAACATGTAAAAAAAATATAAATCCAATGTTACCAGGAGTTTATTATAGTGATATTAATAATATAGAAAGTTTTGAACATATTTTAAAGTATCAAACAAGTCCAGAAGAAGTAGCGTGTGTTATATATGAACCAGTACAAGGAGAAGGTGGTATTTATTCACTTAACTCAGATTTTTTAAAGGATATACATGATATTTGTTCTAAATATAATATTATAACAATTGCTGATGAAGTTCAATGTGGATTTGGTAGAACCGGAACATATTGGAATATAGAAAAAAAAGGCGTTGAACCTGATATAATGACTTTTGGAAAAGGAATTGCTAGTGGATTTCCACTTGCTGGATTAGTTACAAATGATAAAATAATGGATAATATTGGTATAAATTTTTTAGGTGGGACATATGGAGGAAACGCCATAAGTTGTGCTGCTGCTAGCGCGACAATAGATATTTTTAAAAATGAAAATATACTAAATAATGTAATGATAAAAGGTGAGATGTTAAAAAAAGGTTTAATAGATATACCAGGTGTGAAAGCAGTAAGACAACATGGTTTAATGATAGGAATAGAATTATTTAGGTCAGACGAAATAAATTACATCCAACAAATTGTAAAAAAAATGAATGATAATAATATTTTAATATTAACTTGTGGAAATAATAGTCAATATATTAGATTATTACCACCATTAAATATAAATAATGAAGAATGTGACTTATTTTTAACCACGTTTAAAAATGTAGTAAACAATATTAAATAAATTTTTTTTTATTTTTTATCTAAATATAATCCATTTGGATTCCATGGTAATTTTCCACATATACATTTATCTATTACTTGAATATTTCGTGAACCTTCAGGAGATTTAATTATTTTTTTACCATAAACTGAATTACATCGTAAATGATTAGAACATGATCCTAAACATTGCCCTATATTAAGTGTATTTTCATACATAGTTCCTTTAAAATAAGTTACAAAATGGTCATATCGGTTACATTCATTGATATCTACACAATCACAATCATCAGTACTTAAAAAATCGTTAGTTTTCCCATTACTATATAAATGACTCATTGAACTTAATGATGGAATACATTTCTGACATTTTTCATATTGAATAGATAATTCTAAAAAATCTACTGCTGTATCATCTTGAACCATTACATCTAAATGTCCAGACATTTGAATATCTAATAATATATTTACACCATTTCCAGGTAAATTTCCTAAATTTAAATCTACACATAATTGTTCATTTTGATTCCATGTTCCACCATTAAGTTTTGGTAGACTAATACCCCATAAACCAACTCCATTAATACCTAATACTAAACTATCAGTATTTGTTAAAAAAACATTAGCCGCTCTCATACATATTTTTAAATTAGCGTATTTAAGTGGACATTTTCCTTGACTAAAACATTTAGTAAATGTATGACCAAAACACCGATTATCAGCAAAAATATCAAATCCAGTTTGTATACCAGCTGAACAATCCGAAAGAATACCTGAAATCATTGCAACAGATGGTTGTGAAGGTTCAGCTCCATTACTAGAACTAAAATTATCATTTACACCTGCTGTACATTTAGTATCTTTTTGATCATTATTACAATCACCTTTACATGTATTTACAATAATCTCTATATTTGTATGTGTAGTTGTGGTTCCACATGAATCACACTCACATTCTTTGATAACTTTAACTGAATTTTCACCTATATCTATATTTGAATAACTTAATGGATTACAATTATCAGTATCACTCTTACATAATCCAGAACAATAACCTACATCAATATATTCTCCATAATGAAGTTCATATTTAGATAATCTATTACATTTTTTGCTATTACAACCATTGCCTGACGACCATTTACATACATTACCACCATATAATTGATTACATCTATTTTGTCCTAAAGAAGTTAATATAGAACAATCATAATTTGCGATCTCTAATGAATCAGTTGGTTTATTTTTGTGATCTAAACAACAAACTTTATCAGGTTTATTTGGTTTAGCATTAATAAAATTAATAAAATTATTAAAACTTAAAAAAAAAATGGATATTAAAATTTTTGTAAACATTGTATATAGTTATAGAATTATAACTTTAATATAGTTTTTTTTTTATTTTTAAATATTTAATCTTCAATTCTAGGTGCTAGAAAATAATTAATATAGCCAGTATCCATAATTTGATAAGATAATTTGATTGGATAATTATTGTCTATTTCAATATTCATATATTTATTTAAATTATAACCTTTGGAAAAAGTTTCTAAATTAGTTAAACTAAATTCTAAACTAATATCTTGTAAATTTTGTAGTTTTAAGTCTTCATTACTTAAAATCATTCCTAAAGAAGTCATATCACCAAAACATTGTAGTTCAATATTTTGATCTTCATCATTAATACGGTCTTTAAAAACCTTAAATTTAACAACGTCGCCAATATCACATAATTCTCTAATAATTTCATTAAAATATTTAGAATCAATAGTAATATTGGTTGTAGTATCACAATCAAATATGGATAATTCGTCACAGTCAATATCCATTAGTTTAATAGTGTAATGCTTTTGGTATTTTGGATTAATAAAACTTATATCTAAAGTATCACCTTTATAGTTAAAAATTAATTCATCAGTTTGTTTTAAATGATTTAATATTTTCATTAAAATACCGACATTTAGTCCAATAACAATTTCCTTATTATCATCATTAAAATTATAATTTTTAAAAAAATCACATGGAATAAAACAATCTATCAATGCTACATGCGCTTTATCCAAAGATGTAATTTTAATACCTGATTTTGTTAGTTTAAAATTAGCACATTCCACTATATTATTAATAAATGATATAATAGTTTTAAAATAACTACTATTTTTTGTGCGAAAACCTTTAGTTTCTTCTGTAAAAAATTTATCATACACAATTTCTGATGATTGACTATAATTAATCCTAAATTTAGGAGGCATTTTTAATATTTATTTATTAAAATATTAAAAAGAAATCAATTTTTAACTTAAAGAAATTATATTTATAATAATTATAATGTTTTTTACAATGACCCCAGAAATGGCTAAAAAATTTGCTGATCTACAAAAGAAAAATAAGAAATTACCAGAAAAACCTACAATGACATTTAAACAATATTATAATAAAAGATTTTTAGAAGAGGCTAAATTTTTTATTGAAAATCCAAAATTTAGTATGAAATATATGATGGTTATGGCCCATCTTCAAAAAACTATAAAAGAAAAGGCTCTTAAAGAATACCAAGAAAAATATCCAGGATATCCAGCAGATGAAAATGAAATATTCAGTAATATAGAAAAACCATCTAATGATAAATCTTCACAAACTAATACAGAATCTGTAATGAGTGATTATGATATTATAGATGATACAAATTTAGATCTTAATAATTCCGATAATTCTATATCTTGTGCTTCTCCTAATTCTGATGTAGTTGAAGGGACAAAAACACTAAGAAGATCTCAAAGATTACAAACTAAAACATTTTAATAATTCATACAACTAGAGACACACATGTCATATTTATTGGGTATTTTTTTCTTACAACATTTTCTACAACCCGAAACTCCATCTCTATGACCATTACATAGAGTTGTAAATTCTTCAACTGATTCACTATAAATATTTTGTAATAATTTGATTCTTTCTAATGCTAGTTTTTTATCATTACTACAAATTAAAGTATGATGTCTTATGTGGTAAAAATTATCTGGGATATTTTTAGAAATAGATTTTGGAAGTAAATTAAATAAAGAAGTAATTGAATCTATTAATTCTTTAGAAATATCACAATGATATGTTTTAATTTTTTTTTTAACTTTATCATGTGTTGATTTATTTATATAATCTTTATAAATTACTATTATCTCTAAAAAAAATAAAGCATCAGTCACACGTTTTATTAAATCAGTAATTTTTTTTTGTTTTTTGTATTTTTCTAAATAATCTATAGTTTTAATAGCACCAGGACAAATAAATCCAAATAAAAGACTATTCGTTTTTGAAGGAATATGTTTAAATAAATTTTTTTTAAATTTTAATTGTGAATAATAGGATTCAAAAAATTCAAGTAAATCTTTTAATGTATTCATTATTATAGTATAAGATAACTTATTTAAACAATGTTAAAATTAATGTTTTTAATTTATCATGGTCATAATAATATGTAGTTTCGTTATATTTAAACCCATTTTTAGAAATATTATCATAAATGTCTAATCTTCTTTTTTGGATTTCATATGGAATATCATAGGACCTACTACTATATCCATTCTTACAAAAAGCCCAGTATAATTCTCCCTCAGAATCACAACCATCTGCTTCACATTCAATTATTTCATATTCTTTATTTATACGTTTAATGCGGTTTTTTAAATATTTCATAAAGTAACTATGATTATTTGGGTCCATTATTAATTAATTAATTTAATTATTGAATTAATAATTCAATTTTATGTAATTAAGAAATTTCATCTAATAATTTATCAAACTTTGTTCTCTCTTTACTTATCTTAAGTTATGTTTTATAGAAAAATCATATAAAAATTGATCAAACTTTTTTCTCTCTTCACTTCTCTTCGCCCAATACTTTCGACCTTGCCTATTATTGGCTAAACTGAGTAATGCATTACCTTCTTTATACATTTGTATATCTTCTAATGATAATGATTCTTTATCTAACAATTTTGTTAGTTCTTCTGTTAAAAAATCCATTCTACCCAAAATCCCCTTATCGCTATAATTGGAATAAAGGTTGTCAGCAGCCCCACCTCTCAATCTTTTTGATAATTTTCTTTTTTTATTTTTCATTCTTTTTTTTGATAATTTTCTTTTCCGAGGTTTAAACTGTTTTCTAGATTTTAATGAACGCATTTATAATATAATATCAGAAAATAAATTTAACTGACTATTTCACTTCTAATGTCTTGTCTACAATTAGGACATTTAATATTATTTTCAAACCACTTATCAGCACATTCTACATGAAATATATGTTTACATTTTGTTATTTCGCGTATTATTTGTCCATTCTCTATATTTTCTAAACATATAGAACATTTAGGAACGTCTTCTACATCTCCCTCTTCTCCCTCTTCTCCATCTTCTCCATTTTCTAAAGAATATAATTTAATTTTGGTATTATTAAATATATTGTGATGACTTATAACTATATTTTCTTCTTCTTCAGTAGGATTAACACCCATTACAGATATTTCCATATTACCTATTCCATATCCCGAAGGTAGTTCATTGCGAAATAAGGATGAAAAAAAAGAATTTAATGAATCTCTAGAACGCGATGAAGTATTAGTATTTTGTGTAGTTGTAGGTGTAGCTGTAGCTGTAGTTGTAGGTGTAGTTGTAGAAGCAATATCAGGTATAGATGTTGTATTTGTAGGGAATGATCTAGTAGTAGGCATTCTACTAGAGGTAGAAGTACGTGGTGTATATAATGGAGATGGTGTGGTAAATGTAGGTGTCATAGGATTAAATAAGTTTGAACGATATCTAGGCATTTGTCTTAATTCATTTAATAATATTTGTCGTTGATTCATTAACATAGAATTACTTAAAATATTCAATGTTGAATAAATATTAGAAATATTACTATTAATTCTAGAAATATTAGTATTTATCATCGATAAATGATTTAATTCATCTTGATCGCTCATATAGTATAATTGTATTATTTTTATTTAAAGCTTTTTTCTTAAATACTTATTAATTATAATTAATAAATGTCAGATAATTTAGGTTTATGTGGTTTTAAAAATTTTGGCAATACTTGTTGGTTAAATAGTTCAATACAATGTTTATTAAAAACAATTCCTATGACTAAAACCATGTATAAAGACATTAAAAATGATTCATTATTAACTAAAGAATGGATGCGTTTAGTAAATGGTGTTTATGAAGAAAACTGTATTATTACACCATTGAGTTTTTTAAAAGGAATTATTGTAACATCTAATAAGCATGGATATATGTTTAATTTCAATAGACAAAACGATGTTCAAGAATTTTTGGTATTTTTTATAGATACTATGCATGAAGAATTAAAAAGAAAAGTAAATATAACAATATCAGGGAAAATTGTAAATGAATTAGATAAAATGGCATATGATGCTATGAAAGAATGGAAAAATTATTTTAAAAATAATTACTCAAGTATTATTGAATTATTTTACGGACAATTAGTTTCACATATTAAAGCAATAGATGAGGATATCCATTCATATACTTATTCTCCTATATGTACATTTAGTTTACCTATAAAATTAGAAGAAGATAGTAATATTTATGATTGTTTTGATTTATTTACTAAAACACAAATATTAGATGGGGAAAATAAATGGAAATATGATAAAAATAATAAATATTATGATATTGAAAAGAGTTTAATGATATGGAAATTTCCTAAAATTTTAATAATTCATTTAAAAAGATTTACAAATAACGGTAAAAAAATTGTGAATTTAATTGATTTTCCTATAGATACATTAGATTTAACAAAATATTGTGTTGGTTATGATAAAAAAAACTCATTATTTTCTTTAGTAGGTATTTGTAATCATATAGGAACATTAAATTCCGGTCATTATTATTCATATTGTAAACAAAATAATCAATGGTATAAATTTGATGATACAAATGTATCAAAAATCAATAAAGAGGATATAATTACTCAACATGCATATTGTTTATTTTATAAAAAAATAGAATAAAATTAAATATTTTATAATATTATAAATGAGAAATAATAGTTCTATTTTTGTATTAGTAATTTCATTATTTATTATTATTTTCATAATAATATCATATTTTGTATTATCAAATACTTTTTTTAAATCTAATATACCAGAAATTAATTATATTGAAGATAATAATACAGAAGATGAAGGAGAAGATGTAGATGGAGAAGATGTAGATGGAGAAGATGAAGAAGGTGCTCCGTGGTGCCCTGGAGGATGGAGCAAAGAAATGTGTGATGATATGGCAGAACCTCCGAGAGGGGGAAAAAGTAGTAATGATGGAAATGAAGTATTTCATTTAAGAGATAATATTTATAATTATGATGAAGCTAAAGCTGCTTGTAAAGCATATAATTCTAGACTAGCAACATTAAAAGAAGTAATAGACTCATATAAAGAAGGTTCTAATTGGTGTAATTATGGATGGAGTCAAGATCAATTAGTTTTATATCCAACACAAACAGAGTATTGGAAAAAATTACAAGAAAATACAGCTACAAAAAATGAATGTGGTGTTCCTGGTGTAAATGGTGGCTTTTTTCATAATCCATATTTTGAGATAGGTGCTAACTGTTATGGTGATAAACCATCTGAACCAAAAAATAGTAAATTTATAAAAAATCCACCAACAGATTTAGAACTAATGACAAAAAGTTTTAAAGATTTGATCGATACTAATAAATTAAAAGTAGCACCTTTTAATCAGTCAAGATGGAACAAATAAATATATAATATAATAAAAGTAATAACTATATATATAGTTGTTTTAATAATATTAATTGAATCTTTATTTGTAAAACATGCTTCTATTTCTTTTATATCTGCGTAACTAACCATAATTTAATTTTATATTTTACAAAAAAAATTGATAATCAATTTTATTTAAAAAAAAAAACTAATATTATTAAATAAATAATATATGATTCCAATTAAAGTTCCCATTGATATACCTACATTATATATTAATGATTTATTCGGTAAAATAGGAAATATTGATTTTATTAAACCTAATCAACTTACGGCATCAATAATGAAAGGTATTGATTCAATAAATAGAAGATTTATAGTGATTAAAATGAATATCGATAATAAACATTTATTTCAAACATTTTTCAACGTTCATTCTTATTGTGAAGGATTATGGATTGGTTCTGGAAATCATGGAATACATTTAATTTGTACTGAAGGTGGTATGATAGATTGCCAATTAAAATTAATTGAAGATATAATTAATGATAAAATAATTAAAATAGAACCAAAACATAATCCAAATAGTAATTTATTTATAGGTAAATATGTTTCTAATGAAAAAATTTATAATGCTTGTTTAAAAATCCAAAAAGCCTGGCGTTTATGTAGATATAATCCTAATTATAAAATGTGTGAAATAGTTCAAATGAATAATTATAAAGATATTGTTGATGAATATATTTAATCTCTTTCAATTTCTAAATATCCATCATTTTGAGTATGAGATACATATTTAGGGTCTACATCATTATATAATGATGGTTCTTGTATTTGATATAATGATGGTTCTTGTATTTGAGATTCATTTTCAATTTCAAAATTGGGTTCATAAACTGGATTATGGATTGAAATATGATTTTGTATTGGTAAATTTTTTTTTTTACATTTATTTATTAGTGTTATTAGCATAACAAGAATTAATAATGAACATATACTACCAATTATAATTATAATATTTCTGTATGTTTTATCTATACTGTTTTGAGTTATATCATTTACAATTACATTAGTTGTAGTGGTAGAAGTTGCTGTAGTGGTTGTTGATGAAGTTGCTGTAGTGGTAGTGGTTGAAGTTGCTGTAGTTGTAGTGGTTGAAGTTGCTGTAGTTGTAGTGGATGAAGTTGCTGTAGTTGTAGTGGTTGAAGTTGCTGTAGTTGAAGTTGCTGAAGTTGTAGTGGTTGAAGTTGCTGTAGTTGTAGTGGTTGAAGTTGCTGTAGTTGTAGTGGATGAAGTTGCTGTAGTTGTAGTGGTAGAAGTTG